CGTTAACGGTCGATCCTGAGCCTCTCAAGACCTGTGCTGTTACTTTATATGGGTAGTTTCCGATCTGAAGAAAGTCTCCCGCAGCGAATACAACCGTTGAGGAAGAAACAGCAGGAAGATTGCCGACCGAAATTGTTGTCGCGTTAGGAGCAGGAACGCTAGCAAGCGTTAACGCCGAGGCTTGCCCTGAAGTGAGACCACCTTTGTACTCGGTGAACCATTGAAGCGTTGTAGTGTTAAACGTAATGTTCGCCGCGGTTTGTCGATCTAAGTTATCAATCGTCTGGATGACATTTCGAACTTGAGGGTAATAAAGATAAGAATGAGGCTTGACTGTAAACACCCACGGAACCGCTGTGACATATAAAGCCGTTCTCACTTGCCCAGAGCGTGAGTATTGCTGCCCAACCATCCTTCGGTTATTAACCGTGATGCTTTGCGAAATATCAAGAATGGTCTGGAAGCTCATGTTCTACCTCGGACACTTAATGATTTGTTGGCGTATTGATTTGCCGCCCACACAGCCTTAGAACTCCCTAAAAGCCGATCCTCAAAAGACTTTACGTCAATAGCTTGAATGTTGTAGTTGTTCACGGTTGTTGCACCGCCCATCGCGTAATTCGGAACGACTTGCCCAGACATGCTCGGCACAAACAACTCAGGGCCTCTTTCACCCACGATATAAGGGCTTCCAGAGTTGACAGGGCCTCCTCCGGCTCGCTTACCAAAAATCCCGCCGATAACGGGAATGGTCGACATAAAGTTCTCAAACAATGATGGAGCGCCCGTCATGTTTGGCTTGAAGATGGCATCCAAAAACTTATCAAGCGATCTCGACGCGAGTTTCTGTAAGAGAGAACTGAGCGCAGATTTGAAAGCCTGTGAGGCTGATTTACCCTGCATGAAGGCTTCGACAATGGTTGAGCCGAGAGACTTGTAGCCATCTCGAAGATCCTCAAGAAGTTCTAATTGCTCGTCTTTTTCCTTCCTTGTGAGATCCATTGCTTCTAATTCTTTGTTAGCCGTGACCTCGGCCTGCCACATTGCGTCTAGAGCGACCTGTTGAGCTTCCTTCTCAATCTCAATCTGCTTCTCGTAATCCTTGATGATCTGATCTTGTCTCATCTTTCTGAGATCTTCGGCTGCCGCTAGTTCTTGCTGCGCTTCCCTTGCGTTTCTTTGTAGTTGCTCTTGCATCTCGGCTTCTTCTCTACGGAGCTTGATGATCTGCTCCATCTTTTCTAAGCCAGCAGGGCCTCCTTGTTTTGCAGCTTCAAACCTAAGCGCGGCTTCCTCGCCTTCTCTAAGTTTAAGAATCTGAGCGTCTAAGCCTTCCAGATAGGACTTAAGTGCTTTTGCCGCTGAGTCTGCGCTTGTGTCTTTAACTGCCTTTACTCTCGTTCCTGACTGTATGCCGCCTTTAGCAACATTGGCAACCGGAGCGGGAGCTTCTTCCTCGCCGAATCCTAAGAACTTTTTGATGCCCGTCCACGCGTCACGCGCTTTGCCCATCATCGTGAGAAAGCCGATCTTTGCCTTCTCGGTTAACTGGTCTATCGCATCACCGATCTCGCCGATAGCTAAAACACCCTTTTTAGCCTCGCCCGTGAACTTGTCGGTGTTTCTTGAGAGCTGGTCGATCTTAGAAATATCTATGTTGGCAAACTGCTTGCCAAACAACTGAACCTGAAGTCTCGCCCGCTCTGCGCCCGGAGCCATCTGCGAAAGCACCGCGGTTAGGTCTCTAAAGATCTCAATCTCAGGACGCAGCATTCCTCCTGCGTCAGCAATGCTCACGCCGAGTTCCTTAAACAGATCGGCTTGTTCCTTTTGCCCGTCAGCAGCGCCACCTAAAGTCGTAGAGAACCGATCCCACATCTGTGCAGCGTTATCGGCTTCTTTCCCTGACTGCACCATCGCGCTTTGCAGGGCTAGGACTTCCTCAATCGCTAGACCGGAGCCCTCGGCAAAGTCATTGACTGCATCTGCGGCTTTGAAAAAGGATGTAGCAAAAGCTGTGGCAGCGCCTGCGGCTAACAACATCGGGCTGCGTAGTGCGCCTATAGCCGTACCTAAAACGTCTACGGATACTTTTAGCTCACGGGTTTTTTGTCTCGCCCTGTCGACTTCTTGAACGAACTTTGCACTCTCTAGACCGAGAGCAACTTGTAGGGCTGCAATAAGTTTACCCGCCACGATTTCCCCCTAATATCTCAAGAAACTCCGCTTTGAATCCGGGTAGCGAAGTGAACGCCAGAAAATCACGCTCTTGTTTTGTCATGTAATTGGGAGGAACAAAATACTCCTCCAGATGCGGGAAGAACTCGCGGCTTTTCATCGGGTTCTTAGACAATGCGTTGTAAACGATTGCCATTAAGTGCGAGATCAACATTAAGTTATGTCTCGCCCCGATCATGCCGTCGCGGTACATCAATTCTAACTCTCTGACGGTCGCTACATCAAGGCTATCGAACACTTCAGGACTTTGGCCGTTAAAGATCGCCGTAGCCCGAACCTGACGATATAGCGACCCCTTTAGTTTTTTTGGATGGCCTCGTAATCAGGATTGACTGCTTTCTCAATCAAACTGACTAAGTGCTTAATCTGCGCCTCTGAAAAGGTCTCGGAAATCTGCTCGTAAGATAGAGCAAGCATTTCGTCGCCCTCTTCAAATCCGACCAGATTCACATAGGCGATTTCACGCATCACATCTTGAGCCTTGAATCTCGCCGCTTCTCGCAGGCTTCGACCCTCTACAACAATGTCATCGTCCTTAAACTCGGCATTGACGTTTTGATTGATCTTGTAGAGCTTTTGAAATGTAGCGTGTAGCTTCTCGTACTCTTCAGCAACTAAAGCATCCGGTGGGCTTTTAATCTTCTCTTCTAGCTCTAGCATTTCTTTCCGAGTCGGAAGATAGATTTTTAAGGTATGCCCAGCGAAATCAATATCCGCGTGAGTCTGTCGTTGGAATGACTTTCCAAATCTGTCCTGTATTTTCATTTTCTAACCTTTGCTCGTTGTTTTGCTGCCCAAAGATCCATATGAGCGCCCAGTAAAGACGCTAAACGATCAAGGGCTGATGATGCCATTGATTGAAAAGAGTTACGGATAAACGGTCTTGCTGGTTGTTCAGCAGTGCCAAACTCTATAGCTTCGGCAGCGGGTCGATATTCGCCCTTCGCATCTCGATAACCAACACCGACATCGACAAAACCAAAAGCCACCGTATCACGGCTCAGATACTTTTTGTTTTTGTCCTTGCGGGTTGCAACCTTTGCGCCGTTCCTGACTTTTAACTGGAGCTTGCCAGTATCAACGGGAACCCTTCCCTTAATAGCAGCCTTAACGGGCTCCATCGCAGACTTAAGACCGGGAAGTAAAGAACGTCGAGCTTTGGTCGTGCCAAATTCCTCGGCTAGCTCTAAAAGGGAATCCTCAAATTCTCTGAATCCCTTAACTTCAAGTTTGCCCATTGGTGACAATGCGCTTGAAGATCTGATCGTTTAGTTTCAGGACGTAATCAACCACTTCATCCGGTGACATGCAGTCAGCGTGATTAGCCGCGATCTGATGGCACAGTGAAATGTTGATGAGCCGTTGTTGTGGATACCCAAACCAGTTCTTAGCACCGGTTTGGGCTTGCGTGATGAGATAGCTCAGTAAATCGTCACTCGCTCGCTGCATATTGCCTCATTACATTTAGACAGACAGCTTCATCGGCTTCGGCTTCCGATAAGGCGGCATCCACCTCTTGAAGGGTAAAGGGATGGCCTTTAGCGTACTGGTGAAGATCGCCATAGTATCCCTTCATGCCTTCAAGGAAATCAAGGAGTGCTGTTTGACCAACCATAAAGGTTTCCTCTCGGATGAATGGTGAATGTAACTTGAGCTTCAGCGCCCGGAGCGGGATCAATCGTCCACTGGCTTACGCGACCGTTGAAAGCGTAACAGACTACGTTTGTGCCGTCGGTTGCCGAGATAACAAACGTGCGATCAATTGTCCCGTTGTAAGCATCAGCGCGAAGCAAAAGAAGAACCGAGTCCGAAGGATTCCACGCTGCTACGCAAGTCATGCTTGTAGGTGCAGATTGAACGGGGATCTTGTCAGATTGACGCGAGCCAGCGACCGAGAAGTTAGCAACCGCATCGTCTTGCCCAAATGCAGGAATTGCTTCGACAGGAACAAGGTTTCCAATAACTGCAATTGGTGAAACGCTTGCATAAACGCTGAGTGTTGAGCTAGTCAACGGTGTTGGATTTGCCCCCGGCTGGCAGTATAAGGAGGCTGAAAAGCCGGGTAAAACTTTATTGGGAAGAGCCATTTTTCACCTCACGCAGGAATGTCTAAAGTGCAATCAAGAACGATTTGATTTAATTTACTGTCATTGTCGTATGTGTGAAAG